AATTTGTACGACGATCTTGCTGATGCCGTTAAAGAAGCCGCGATTATTGTTGGGGTGCCTATGCGATGGGGCGCAGCTTGGCATATTGATGATATCCGTAAATGGGACGGAACTATGGAAGAAGCGATGAATGCCTATGTTGATTTACGAAGATCACAGGGAAAACGTCCTTTTATAGATGGCCCCCATTTTGAATTGATGGACTAGAGGTTTAATGCTAAAGTGAGATAACTATTGAGGTAACACATGCCCCTACCGTTTCTATTAAGTTTAGGTTTACCCGCTCTCGCTGGGTCAGGTATACTTGGCGCTGGCGCGTTAGGAACCGCTCTAGGCGCTGCAAGCCCTGCGCTTCTTTCTGGTATTGGGGCGGGTCTTGGTACGGCTATACAGACTGGTAGTGTAGAAGAAGGGGTAAAAGCAGGCTTGTTATCTGGGCTTGGTGGCGCAGCCGTAGGCAAGTTGTTCGGTGGGGCTTCTGGAGCTATAGGAGAGCAAATAGGTCAAAAAGGAATTGATATTGCGGCAGGTAAGGCTGCTAAACCGATGCTTTTCGATATGGCGGGTAAAATAGGGGCAGAGGGGGTTAAAGAGGGGGCGTTAACCGCTGCACAAAAGGGGATTTTAGGGGCCACCTTACCCGGTGCAGGTACAGCAGCTATGATAGGCCAAACCGCTGCAGATCTAGCAAGCTACAAACCCCCAAAAGAACGTGAAAAGTTTGAAGCGCCTATGCCAAACCCCCCAAAAAGAACAGTAACTTTTCGAGATCCCTTAGAGTATGGTTCTTCAGAACAAAACTATTTTGAGTACGAGTTACCAGAAACAAACTACGGCTACCCATATATAAACTACGCAGGTGGTGGCATTGTTAGTCTTGCTGAAGGTGGTAAAGTTGAGGGGATGAACGAAAAAGACGTTATCCTCGAATCCATACTCGCTATTAAAGGGATGAAAAGCGAAGCAGAAGCTCAAATGATTTTGGGTAAATTTTTAAGCGAATACGGCGAAGACGCACTGCGTGACCTAGTAGATTCGGTGCAGTCCGGTGAGTACGACGAAACAGTAGCGCGGTTTGCTGAAGGCGAAAAAGGTATGGTGCGTGGACCCGGTGATGGGTCGGGTGAAGACGATAAAGTACCTGCTACATTAGACAATCAACAAGATGTTTTGTTGACAGAAGGTGAGTTTGTTATTCGTAAACCAACCACAGATGCGCTAACAAAAGAGTACGGCGGTGGTTTTTTAGACAGGATTAACGAAGCCGAAGGAGATGCACCAGAGGTGCTAAGAAAAATGGTGGGGTAATTGAAGTTTAGTGCTGTCCCGAAAGAAGCAGTCAAGTACATATGGAAGGATGTTGAAAGGGTACTAGAAAAAAGTGTCAATACTGCTACGGGAAAAGCAGAACTTATTGATGTACTAAAAGGTATATTAGATGACACTTACGTTCTTTGGGTTGTTTTAGACGATGACAACAAGCTCATTGCTGCTATGACCACAAGAATTATAGAGTATCCTAGACATAGAAGCATGGCGCTTGACTGGGTTGGTGGTAGTAGAATGAAAGAGTGGCTGGATATGGGCATGAAAATAATCATAGACTTTGCCACTAAAAATGGCTGTAATTCTCTTGAGGGGTATGGTCGCAAAGCGTGGGGACGTGCATTAAAAAAGCACGGGTTTTATGAAGATTACATAGCATTCCGTACGGAGATATAAAATGGGCGCAGGTGGAAAAGGTAAACAACCCACGGAAACTACGCAGCGTATTGTAAACTTACCTGAGTTTGTTGATCCGTATTATAAGCGCATGTTAAAGGGCGCGGAAGAGTCTATGCTTCCGTTTGACCCAAACACGGGCGAATCTAATTATGTTCCCTATGGCAATGAGCGGCTAACCTCTGGTGCAGACTACGGCGATGTTATGGCTTCGCGGGGTATGGTTCGTGACATTGCGGGATCGGGTATTTCTGGTCTAGGCACTGCACAAGAACAATTTAAAAGCGGTATAGGTGCCTATGGCGGAATGACTGGTAGGTTAGAAGACGCCCGTATGTTCGATCCTGCTGCTGCACAGCAGTATATGTCCCCTTACATGCAGAACGTGGTCAACATGCAGAAAGAAGGAGCCATACAAGACTTTATGGCTAATCAAGCTGGTCGAGACGTAAAAGCAGTACAAGCAGGCGCATTCGGCGGGTCTCGTCAGGCAGTTCAGCAAGGCGTTGCAGAACAAAATCTTGCGCAGCGACTAGAAGATATTCAGACCAAAGGACAACAACAGGCTTACCAAGATGCACAAAAACAATTCGCTGCGGATCGCGCTGCTCAACTACAGCGCCAACTAGAACAAGCGCAGTTTGATGTTGATGTAACGGGTCGAGGTTTAGACGCGGCAAAGGGTCTTGTTGGGCTTGGAGAGTTGGAGCGCGGTACAGATATAGAAAGCGCAAGAATGCTATCTACACTTGGCGGAGATATACGTGCAGAAGATCAGGCACGGCTTGACCTTGCATACCAAGACTTCTTGACACAACGTGATTACCCAATGTCGCAGTATGAACGCTTCGCTGGGCTACTTAGTGGTGTACCTGTAGGCAACTTGGATGCAACTGCAAAAACCTACCAAGCTTATAATCCGATACAAGCCGCTTTGGGTACGGGTCTTAGCGCACTTGGGTTATATAGAGGTATGGGTGGTGGCTACGGAGGTAAAACGCAAGCATGAACATTTTAGAGCAGTCCGAAGCCTTAAAAGATATTCCTGAAGCCGCATTGATGCGTGAAATGCAGATGCCGACCGGAAGCTTTCCGCAGTATCTTGTGCTGACAGAAATAAAACGCCGTAAGCGTATGCGTGACGAGTTCCAGAGACGCGAAGCACAAGACATGCCTACTGTAGCAGAAGAAGCTGTAATGGGCGCAGGGATGCCCCAGCAAGGCATTATGCAGATGGCTAAATCTATGGCCCCGCAAACAAGTATGGGTCAGAATACAGGCGTAGCTAACGCCGCACCGAGACAGCCTACTATGGGCATGGCTAAAGGTGGTATTGTTAATATGCGAGCGGGTGGTAAGCTCGTTAATTTTAAAGGTAGAGAGTTCGCTGTTTTTGAAGATGGTGAGGTCTATAGAATTTTTAAAGACGATAATGGCAAAGAAACTGGGAGACTAAAAGAACCCTCACCCGCAGTCAGACGGATGATTATAGAAGAAACTAAAATGCTGGATGATCGTAGAGATCAGACAGTTGTAGACGTAGAAGAATCTGGTTTAGAGGCGTTTGAAGCTAGTGAGGCTAATACAGCAGGTTCAGATATTAGGAAAGAAATTGCGGAGTTAGCTCAAGCAGGGGCGGGGGCAGCAGAAATTGCTAACCGTTTAGGCACTGACGTAGCCACGGTTTTGTCTGTATCTTCGGGTATAATTGGAGATGGGATTTTAAGATCTGGCGCACTGTTTGTAGATACTATGGCTGCAGCAACCGCGTTTATGGGAGCTAAAGGACCAGCGGAAATATTAGCAGGGAATGCTAAAACGATAAGAGATTTTTCTGATTTTTTATTTACAAAAGGCGAAAGAGGTGAAGGGTTTTTCGGAGAAACACTACCTAAAAATCCGGTTATTGACCCTGACGGTATACTTTCAGATTATTTTAAAAGTGCTGCGCCTGAAGGTGGATACCTATTTCCTACTTCTGTTGCAGAAAGGCAAAAGTTATCTGATGAAGAAGAAGCCGCACGGGCTGCGTATGAGGAGCAACAACAAGCGGAAACAATAGCAGCTTTAGGCGGATCCGTTATTGGCGCACCATACATTTCTCCTGATGAAGGAGAATATGACAGGCTTTCAAACTTACTGCAGGGTCAAGCAGGGCCAATACCCGTAGCTCCCGGTGCTATAAGTGCTGCGGACACGATGAGTAATCTTCCTTTTGCTACAGGAGAAATGTACGAAGCACCAATAGCGGCTCCTGACCCAACGGCAGCAGCTCCGCAAAACTTGAGCGCAATTCAGCAAACCACACCACCAGCCTCTGTTCTACAGGTACCTTCCGCTGCTCCTACCTCTGGATCAGACGCCGAATTTTCTGACTACATGCAAGCAGAAAGGGATAAGAGTAGAGAATCATTCGACCGTAAGCTGGAAAAAATGAAAATCCGTGAAGCGCTAGGTGGGATGGGCAGTAAATATACTGGTGCGGCAGATCTTATTGACGCTATCAGAGACGATAAACGGCTCTCCGGTGATGGAAGAGATACCGCTAGAAATCAGTTTGCTGGGTGGGTATCCGTTGAAGATTATAGAGATCCGTTTTTTTCTGGCGGCGACCCAAAATTTACTACTTTACAAGACGCTGCAAAGTATGGCGGCGTCGAAGCCTTGAGGGGATGGGGATTTGGGTTTAGCCCCAAAACCGATGCGGAAAGAGATTTAGAAAATAGATCTTTAGATTACTTTGCCGGAGATCAATTCACACCGCCCAGTGAGATATACAGTGATATTTTAGGTGGTGATCCACGCGCAATCGCTAAGTACCAAGAAGAACCTTTATCTGTTATTGATCAAATATCAGACCGTTTATATCGTGAAGCACAGCAAGGTGAGCTTGCAAAACAAGAACAGCTTTTCGGTGATTATGATGCAGAAGCGCAGGCACAGAGAGACGCCGAAATAGCTGGGCAAAGGGATGTGTTAGAGCAAGCGGCTTTGGCTCGCGCAGGAGAAAGGCTAAAGGATCAGCAGCCTACAGAAGACCTTACGGGTGTAGCAGGCGCAATACAAAAGGGTCTTGATTATGTTGGTGATCCCGCACTTAACTATCTTGAAGGGGCCATAGGTAAATTCGGTGAGTTGGTTGAAAGCGGTCAACAGAAAGTCGGCGATTACTTTGATGCAAGACGGGCTATGGAATCTGACGAAGCTAATCTTGGAGCGGGTAATCAGATCATTGATCCAAGCCAAACAGCAAAAGCCAGAGAAGATCAAAGGGCAGCGATCCAAAAAGCAGCACAAGATCGTGTAGACGCAGAAAAAGCAAAGGCGGCTAAAGCAACTAAAGCTGCAGCTGCACAAGCGGGTTCGTTGGAAGCACGTATAGCTGACGCTATAGCAAAAAGAGAAAAACGTGCGGAACAGGATAAGTGGCTGGCACTTGCACAAACGGGTGTAATTTTGGCTTCTGGTAATCCAGCAGATTTGGCGACAGCGGGAACAGCAGGTATAAAAGCACTGACAACTGCTCGCGCACAACAAGACAAGTTTGACGTTGATATGCTTGGCCTACAACAACGTATTGACGCTTACAAAGCACGTATTGCAGCGGCGGGTAGTAAGCCAAGTTCTATGTCAGCGGCAGGACTTAATGCGCTACAAAAATCTGCTAGTGATGCAGCAGAGTTGGCAAGAGATAACCCAACAAAAGCAAACATAGACAATGCAAAGTATACTCAAGCGCTATATGATCAAGCCGCTGCTCTATTTGCAACGCAACAAGGAATAATCGTGCCACCTATGGGTAGTGGAAGAAATACGCAAAACGTAGCTGATCAATAAGAGGGTGACATGGGCGTTTACCAATATGATGACCCTATAACAGGCGAAGGTTTTGATTTTACTATAAAAGGCGATACTCCTAGCAACACAGAATTTGCTAAAATATCTCAAATTATAAAAACTAATCGTGAAGCTTATGGGCAACAGTACCAAGATTTTACGGGTCAAGAGCTAGAAATAGACGATGAAACAGCCGTGCGCCGTGGACTTCGCCGTGGCTACCAGCAGATTAAAGGTGCGGTTGGTGAAACACTTGGGACCGCTGGCGAGCAATATGGGTTAGGTTTTCTTGCTGATTACGGACAGGACGTAGAAGAAAGAGCGCGGCAACGCCTTGGTGAACTACTTATTGAACAACCCGAACGTATGCAGTCAACTGACGTAGATAGTATTGGCTCTGCGTTGACGTATGCAGGAGAACTTGTTGGTGAGCAAATCCCACAGCTTGGCCTTGGTCTTGGCGCAGCCGCAATAGGTACAGCAGTAGCGCCAGCAGCGCCGTTCATTGCGGGTGTTACTGCCGCAGGTTTGACAACTGCACCGATTTTGTTTGGTAACAACATTCAACGTCAAGAGGATGAAGTTGCATCAGGTAAAAAAGCCAGTGTTGATGTAGGCGCAGCGTTACGCGCCACATTTGGGCAAGCTGCACTTGAAGGTATTGCAGATAAGATTTTGCTTGGTGGCATGTTACGTCCATTGGGCAAGTCTATATTTACTCGCACAGCGAGCCGTGCGACAGGCGGTGCGACCACTGAAGGTTTAACTGAAGTCGGTCAACAGATAATGGAGCGAGCGCAAGCTGGTCTCCCAATCGACAGCGAAGATGCCATTGCAGAATACCGTGAAGCAGCTATCGCAGGTGGTCTAATCGGTGGTGGTACACGCGCTACATTCGGTGCGTTCCAAGGTGTACCTGAAACCGAAGCGGAAAAGAAAGCTAGGCTTGAAGCGGAAAAGAAAGCTAGGCTTGAAGCGGAAAGAGCCGCTGCAATCACCACAGAAGCAGGCGCAGAAGCCGCTGCAATCACTACAGACACAGATATAGGCACTGACCCTACGGACGCTACTCAACCAGAAGCGGATAAAGTCGAAGAAACTATAGCTGCGGCTGAAGAAATCACAGCCGTTACGGACGCTCAAGCTACAGAAGCAAGAAATGCCGCTGACTCCACACCACCCAAAGGAAAAGCAGAACAAACCGATACGCAGCGAGCGGTAGCCGCAGCCGATGTAGATACAAGTACAGATAAACAAGCGGCGATTGCTAAAGAAGCAAGGTTAAAACAAGAAGAAGCATTAAGAAAAACTGAAAAATATATTAAACCTGCCGTAGACCCCAACGCAGTAGCGGAAGATCGTGACGCTGCACTAAAAAGTGAGCAAAGCGGTGAGAATATACAGGTAGGGGTTAGAGAAGAAGTAGAAGTAGACGCTGTAACAACTGACTCTAATGTAATAGATGACGACTTCTTGTCAGGTCTAAGTGTACCGAAAGAGGCGTTGATTAGACGTAAAAACACAAAGATAAGCTTAATCGGCAAAAAGAAAAACGATCCTGCGGTCATTGAAGCGTTAAAAAAATACGCGCTTACAAGTTCCGTATCAGCAGCCAAACAAGGCGTAACTGATTATCTTAGTTCTGTAGGAGTATCTCTTGAAAGAAAATCTGACACAGAAAGACTTGGAGTTGGCGTTCCAAGTGATCAACCAAGCGTGGTTGGAGGACTCGGACGAGACAGTACAGATACCGAGGTCGTTGCGGAAGCTGACGTGGGAAGACTGGGAACTGATCTGCCACCTGCTAGAGATACTGCAGATACAACAGGAATCGAGTCCGATACACTAGAAGATGTGGATTTTGTTACAGCACGGGGGTCTACTTACTCTATCAAAGAAGGCAACCGCACTAAACGAAATCGCGCCTCTAATACAAAAAGTGGTGAGTTCGTAGAACAGCCTACTAGCGGCAAAACAATTTATATGTCTTACGAAGATATGAATAAGTTTGGTTCGTTATTTCAACAAGGCGAGCTAGGACTGTATAAATTTCTTCCGATAGAAGGTACTACAAACGAAGCCCAGTTAGTTTACACTCAAGACTATGGACCATTTAAAGCCGGAGATCCTGTATCGGATACACAGGTAACTTTTTCCACTACCCCAGAAGTAGGTAAACACCCCGTTGAGATTTATGACTCAACAAACAAAACTGGCAATGATATCCACTTTGGCTCTAAAATAACAAAAGTAAATTCTACTAAACCTAAAACTGCAGCAGCGTTAGAAGAATTAAAACAGCAAGCTGATATTGCTACAGCCGAACCAGTAGCGCCTGCTCCTCAACCTGCTACACCTGCCATGCAGCAAGCAGCAATCGGTGGTGCCGAAACAGGACTTGCGGGACAAGTAATTCCTGAACCTGTACAAGTACCCGCTGCACCGCCAATGCAAGCCGCGCCTGTTCCACAAGAACAGCTACAAGCAGTAGAAGCAGCGCGAGATGCAGCAGCACAAGCACGTATTGACAGAATATTTCAAAGCAATAGAGGCAAGCAGCCTCAAGTCAGAGAATACCACGACACGCAAGTAGACCCACGGTCTGCACCAGAAGTCACGACTGCGGTGGACAAAGAGGGTGTTGCAGAATTACTAGAAACCCCCGACAAAGATCTTGATACACGGGCTAAAGCAGCAAAACTTTTCTTCAAGCGGTTCCGCAGACCTGTTGATGCCCTCGCCGAAATGGGCGCAGTTAGTGTAAATGGTCCTATTCAACAAGCTTTAGAAACTAAAAAAATTTCAGGGGGGAAGGTAAAAAGTAAAAAAGCTAAAGAAAAAGAAGCTGGTAGATTCTACTACGCACCAAAAGAGTTTGCTTTCTACAAAGGCATGACTCAAGAAGCTGCTATGGATGCGCGGAAGTGGGTGTTCGATAATCTGTCTCGTCAAGCTTTTGTAGAAACACGCGATGCAAGTGTTCTTGCACGTCGAAACACAGCGAAATACAGCCCATCTGATGCGTATATTGCTGTAACAAAAGCAGCGAAAAGCATCCAGCGTAAAGATGACCGGGCGTTCAATCGGCAGATGGACCGTGAACTTGATGCGCTTAAATTAGAGGCGAAAACCCGCGCCCCTGCTGCACCAGACCAAGAGATGCGAGCAGAAGGCGCGGTTGGTGCAACTGAACTTATAAAAGGTGAAACAACTTTTGATTCTTACTTGCTTGGTTTGGGCTTTAAGAAACGCAAAGTAACAACAACTGTTGAGAGAGATGGTAAAAAAGTAAAGCAAACCGACTATGTGTTCATAGACCCCGATACCAAAAAAGCTCTAACCGACGAAGAGCTTATGGATTTCTATGATAGTTTTGCTTACACTGAAAGTGAGCTAGGTTTCCTACTTATTGACCCCGTGCATGGGCTAGACCAAGCGTTGCTTCCAAGTATCCGTAACGCGCTACAACGTGGGGATCTGGGCTTTGCGTTGGACGCTATAGCTTCAACAAGTCAAGTGGATCGCATTCGTGAAATTGCAGCCAAGCTCGCCAATGTTGTCGGTGATACACAGGTACAGGTAGTTGATGATTTGTCTCAGGTTGTGGGGCGCACTGCTGCTGGATTATTTGACCCCGAAACAAATACCATACAGATCGACGCAAACCGTGGCATGAATGTGCATACTATACTGCACGAAATGACCCACGCGGCTACTTCTGCTGCGATTGCCAACCCGTCATTGCCGGAAACAAAACAACTGCAAACACTGCTTAACGCGGCACGTGAGCAATTCGGCGAGGTTTATGGCACACAAAACTTGGACGAGTTCGTCGCCGAAGCCTTCAGTAACCCTGAGTTCCAGAGCGCATTAGCACTTACCCGGGTAGATGGCGGTAAGATGTCAGGCTGGGAGAAGTTTACAGGTGCGGTTAAACGTATTGTACGCAAGCTCTTGGGTTTGTCTCCATCGCCAAGCGCACTGACAGAAATAGATAGCTTGATCGACGGTATGCTGGCTCCATCACCAGCCACACGCGCAGCGCCAAACATGTTGTTAGAAGCAGGTACGAAAGAGGGTAGCGGACGCCTGCTGCAAAGTATCGCTAACTTTGATGCTAAAGACAAAGTTTTAGACGCAGCAGATGTCATGCTCAACGAAGGCGTGGGTAAAAAAGTTAAAAGTTTTTATCTTGATACGCTACCTGTAAATATCCTCACTGAAAAAGCGAAAAGCAAAATACCTTTTGCGCGTGAACTAAATACGATCATTAACCGCATGAGTGGTCGCCTCAGAGAAAAAACAGAAATATTAGATTCTATGTCAGGAGAATTAAAAACATGGCAGCGTATGCCAAAGAACAAAAAGCATTCCCAGACACTTAATAACCTAATTCCACGTAGTACTTTTCTGCGGGTTGACCCATCACGTACTGACGAGAAGTATATGAAGACGATCAACGAAAGCAGAGAGAAGCAGCAAGAATATAAAGCACTGCGTACGCAATATTTAAGCATGGATAAGAAGGGACAAGAGTTCTATCGCCAACTGCGTAACTATTTCCAAGATACCTATAACGATATTTTAGCGGCTTTAGACGCACGGCTTGAAGCTACTATACCTGACGCAGAGGCCCGTAAAACTGCGTTTGCACGGCTACGTGAATTGTTACAGAAAGATAGCGGTATTATTACCCCGTACTTTCCGTTGCAGCGTAAAGGTGGCTATCGTTTAGCCTATACCGCGTCCGATCCAGATACGGGTCAGCCAGAACTATTTGTAGAATACTACCCAACACTTCGTAAAGCACAGCAAGCTAGAGACTTGGTTTCTGGTATGGGTGGTACGGATACACAAATCACAGAAGCGTCAAAGGCTATGAACTTTGATCGGGCGCCGTCTACTAGCTTTGTCCGCAATGTTTTAGAAACCGTACAGCTACAGCGTAGTAATTTCAAAACAGATGAAGACTACAAAATGGCGATGCAGGCTATGGTCGATCTTGCATTGGATGCCATGCCAGAGCGTTCGTTCATGCAAAACTTTAGACGCCGTAAAGGTATCCGAGGGTTTATCGGCGACACCACACCCACTGGTATTCTTGGACAAGAGTTTGATGCCTATACCATGCTCAAAGAAAAAGGCCGTGACCTTAACCGTCAGCTAGTACAGATGCGCTCTGCGGCAGAGATTGAAGGTTTTCGTAAGAAGCTGGCTGATCCAGAGGCAGGCTACACATCTAACCCCGAAACAGCGATGGTAGCAGACAAGCTAGATCAAATCGCTAAGTTTGCGCAAAGCCCTAATGTACCTAGATGGTCACAAATAGCTACCAGCGTAGGTTTTGGTATGACTATGGGTCTCAACTTCTCGTCAGCAGCTATTACATTTTTCGATGTGGCGATGAGCGCAATGCCGATTTTAGCAGGTAAGCACGGTATCCGTAATACTACATCTGCATACGGCGATGCTATGAGAGCTTTGATGGGCGCACCTACAGTCCGAACTGTAATGGTTACTGGTCCTGATGGTCAGCCTGTAGAGCAAGAAGTAAATATGGGGGTTCAAGGCAAAACAATCGCAAACTACACACCAGAACAACTACTTGAACGTTTTGGTAATAAGGTGCGTATGGATATTCTTGTCGAAAGTGGGTTAGATCAGGCACAATTTAACCAATCAATAACACAAGAAAATTTAGAGGTTGGGAGAGGCGCGGATCTTGAAACTATGAACCGCGTATCTAGTTTCTTGTTCCATCACTCAGAGCGTATCAACAGAGAGGCAACGCTTACGGCTGCTTACTTGTTAGAAGTTAAAAAACTTCTTGAGACTAACAAAAACCCAACCGATGCAGATTATAAACAAGCAGCGCAAAACGCTATTGATGATACCGAGTTTACGTTAGGTGCAACAGCGGCGGCGGGTCGTCCGATTGTAGCACAGTCGGGTATCGGTAACGTATTGTTCCTCTTCAAACGCTTTGCAATCAGTAAGTATTATATGATGGAGCGACTAGCCAGAGATGCAGCAAAAGGCGATAAGGTTGCTCTAGCGCAGGCACGTAACTTCTTGGTTATGACAGGACTGCTATCAGGGCTTGGTGGTATGCCGTTAATGGGTGCAATCGGTGCAATATTCAACATACTCAGAGATGACGACGAGGATGATTTTGAAGCAGCGACACGTAAGCTGGTAGGTGAAGGTATCTATGGTGGGCTTGCAAACGAGTTGTTGGGTGTAGATGTAGCCAACCGTATCTCGCTGAACAGCTTGCTGTATCGCGCACCAATTATCGACAAAGATCAATCAGCACTTTGGACACTTGCAGAACAGCTTGGTGGGCCAGTGCTTGGTGTAGGGTTGCAGTGGGAAAGAGGTTTAAAAGATATCTACGCGGGAGAAACACGCAGAGGTTTTGAGGCCATGCTACCCGCTGCTTTCCGCAACCTATCAAAAGCAGAGCGTTTTTTACGTGAAGGCGCAGAGACACGTCGTGGTGATCCGATTACAGAGGATATCAACCCGTACAACATAGCTATGCAGGGTCTAGGGTTCGCACCGCAAGGGTACATACAACAGCTTGAGTTCAACAAGAATAACCGCCGTAGACAAGAAGCGATCAATAGCGACCGTTCAAAACTATTACGCCAACGCAACATGGCTATGCGTGAAGGCGATTTTGAAGAAGTTCGTAACATAGACAGAAAGATAGAAGAATTTAACAAAGGGCTTCCAAAAGGTGCAGAGAAGTCTCGAATAACTGCGGACACAAAAAGCAAATCACTGCGAGCGTTCGGTAGAACCACCGACAAGATGCGTGGTGGTATGACTTACACACCATTCATGGAAAGAAGTTTAAAAGAGTACGATCAAGGATTCCAACTCTTCTAAAATAAAGACCCCCTACTATATGTAGGGGGCCAAGTATAATGGAGAACAACTTACAGAAGAAGTCGCTATATATTGTGTATCACACAATCCTCCACACTCGTAAACCTAATTTTTCATTTTCTATACAAATTTGTATATCGAACTCCCAAGATTTCATTTTTGCAACACTTTTTAGCTGCTTCTCACCTTTATCGACGTTGATACATGGCAAAAAGAACGACGACCCCACAGCCATATTGTCCCAGTTTATAGTGATCCGTAGCCCGTCAGGGTTCAGATCATCAAGCTTCATTACCTTTTGATCCATCTTCCCCCTCGTCAAACTCTGCAAACTTTAGTTCAAGTACGTCTTGTGGCGGCATGTTTAGGTCCGTGCCTTTGGTCAGACGTTTCTTAGTTCGCTTTGCTCCCATCTTCTCTTTCAGATCGTCTACTACAGAAGCATAGTTTATCTGTTGATCTACACACCAATCCTTAAAGGGTTTGATCCGAAGAAATAGTAGCTTTGTGTCAGGTTCAAATCGTGCAACAAGCTGCCCTCTTGGAGATGCACTGACGGGTACAAGTTGATCCAATCCATTGTCGTTCCTACCACGAAGATCCTCTGTGCTTTCGATCTTCAAGAGGTTGTTGTAGTTCTCTGACAAGTAGTTGTTCAGTGTTTCTGACACCGATGCGCCGATTTCATTAACGAAGCTGTTTCGGCGAATTAACTCTGCAACAATCCACTTATATACTTTGGCTATGTCATACTTAATAAATCCAAGCTGCTTTGCTATAATCAGACCTGCTAGTACAACAGCGTTTCCATTTGACCAGAAGCGGTTTTCGGGGCCAAGTTTAGCGGCAGTATCCAGCCGTGCCTTCGCTCGCTTGACGATAGCACGTGCCTCTTCTCGGTTATTTATGATCCACTGGATATACTCGACACCAACGTGTCCGTAGTTTGCCTTTACCTTTTCTAGCAGGTCGGCGGTATCCGAATTGTTGCCTATGGAGTGAATCATCTTGGTTACTTTAATCTCGAACAGCCTCTGCATCTCCGCTTTCGGCGTAGCTTTGTCCCTGCTCAATATCTCCCACGCACTTGTGTTACCAGAACTCAGCGCCAGCAGTTTCCACGGCTTGCCACGGATGCGCTCTACGTTACCGTTCGACGACAGTCTATTCTTTTGTCTGCCACCGGATACTTGGTAGACATACTCAGACATCTCTCTGCTTGTGACGTTTGTCATCTCATCAGATACCAAAGGTAAACTGTGCATAATTTCGCCACGGTTCATGCGGGAATTGTGAGTATCATCTTTTTGCAGCATCAATAATTCTGGATCGCCCCAGATAGACATAGCAGCCATCTGCGCTGTCGTTTTACCTACACCCGTACCACCGTAGAGATGCACTGCCATACTGTTCAGACCTGTCAGAGCCATCAGCGGCGAGCCGAAACCAACGCCTACCACGTATTGATGCAGTTCAAATCCATCGCGGTTGTAGAAATCAAAGACTTCAAGGCTGCTTTCTTTTGTACCTTTTGGTTCAAACGTATCCATAAGCCCTGCGGTCTTCGAAGAAGGCGGGTTGTACGTCACGTCACTCGCTTCAATAAGTTTTTCCCCAAGAACAAAAGCGTCCATGTCATCATCGACCCAACCGAATTGGCGGTGTGCTTCGTCAGCAGTTGATGTACGTTGTAGTTCGTCTACCCATCTTGTTGTGTATACCATTAGCTTATCCAGACTTTTTCCCCATGCAGTAACGCCTTCATGCGCCATGCTTTTTCGAAACTCTTCTTTAGAAGTTACGTGTTTAAGCGGCACACTAAACTGCCGCACCCCGTCTTTTGGTAAGTGTAAACGGAATACCAGAGTTTCGCCAAGTTCTTCGTCATGCAGTCGGCGCGTTATGTATATATCGTGGTGGTAAATTAGATCTTCTGTGATGTCCCCCTCTGCGTTGCTGCCACGCAAGAACACACCGCCCCGTGCGCCCCTAAAGTATGGTTTAGGGTACTCAGGTATATCAAACTCTTTCTGCGTTTTCTTGCCTTGCACAGGGGCTGATACGCTAACTACACCCTCGCTTTCTCGGATGCGTTTACCCAACACAATCGGCGATTTTATCTCACCCCAAAGTGGGCAGTCTCGACAGATACCCTCGTTAAGTTCGTCAAAACGTACGCAAGTATACGGACCTTTTATCTCGTCCAGCTTTTTGCGCATTTCTGCTTCGTTATAATCAGGGTGCCTATTCGAAATCTTCTCAGCGGCTTTGTCTGCATCCACGCAAAACTTTGCAATCGAAAGACCCGCTCTCCACAAAGGCTCGCTTACTTCTGCCTGTTTGGTCGCAATAAATTCTATTTGTTTGCACCCACGCCCCGCAAAAGTTTTTTCGACAATCGTCTTAAAAACATTCTCAGAGTTCTCGGCGTAAGCTTCGTACAGCGCATCAGTTCCCAAATCTATCTTGGTAACTGGCATCACAATGCCAAGTTTTTGGACAAACTCGGACAGAACCACAGGCTGCGGCATCTCTACGCCAAGGAACTCAGTGGGTAGCGGTGTATCTTCTTTGTAATTATGGGTGTGCGGCACACGCAATATACGTGATCTGTCTGCCGTAACCGCAGGGTCAGCGCGAAAACCGTTCTCAGAACAGGCTCGCTTCAATCGCTCCGCTGCATCTAGCCATGTGTCCACCGAAACCGCTTCGGTAAGGGGCCAGTAAACATGCACTCCCCTGCCGCTGTTGACCATCAAAGGTTTAGGCAGAGATAGTTGTTTACAGAACTTGCGTAAGTCACTTACCGCTTCTTGTTGCGTGGCATATTCTTTTGACGGGCCAACATCTAAATCTAAGAACAAAGATTTAAATTCGTATGCGTTATCGTGCTTGCGATTGGTTGGTTCTTGGAAGGTTGCTAGAGCAAAATAGGTGTCCATCCCACTACTATCGAATTTCATAGCCGCTCTTTCGACTTCTTCGATAGTTTCGTAAAACTTAGTTACCTTTGTTTCTGTTTCTTTATGCGCTGCAAACACGCAATAGAAACCGTTCTCGCTCAATACTCCCTGTAAAAAATGTTTAACTTCCATGCTGCTGCTCCAAATGTTGTGGTGGGCCAACTTGCAAAACCCACCACAACAGGACTACCGTTAATGATCCGACTAATTTGCAGTTTAGTCGTCGTCCCAGTCATCAACGATAGATGCAAGGTCGTCAGCGGAATCAGAGGGAGCAGCTACCTCTTTCTTTTTGGCGACCTTTTTTGGCTGAGGTTCTGGCTCTGATTTCGGCAGATCATAGATGTCTACCTCGTCGTCCTTAACCTCACCCCCACGTGCCTGCACCCCATCTGTTTGGGATACTGTCAGCGTGATTGCTTGGATAGCTTCATCACTATCCCTAATTGCCACGGCTTGTTCTAACTCTTCTTCTGAAAGAGGACGTGCCGCTTTGAAAAACAGTTTCGGTGTATCGCTGTTTTCGTCAAAAGACATTGTAGTAACCACAGCAATAGATGGTGTCTTGTGCGCCTTGAGATGCTTGGCGTATGCTTGCATACCCATCTTACCGTCCTTGGCCTCACCGAAAATAGAGGTGGCAGGTAGGGACAACTGATAAACATTCTCCATATCTCCCTCTAAACACACCGCAAGACGTTGTGAGAACCTACAGGCTTTGCTGTCACCCTGACCAGAACCTTTAATATTCTGAGGACACTCCATGCAGCGAGATGCTTGCATCTGATCTTTTGGTACATCAGAAGAAGGCTTTTGTGTATCGGGCGACCAACAGGTAGGCGCAGATGGGTTTTCTGCATCGTACGCACCTTTGTAATACGTGCGTGATAGCTTTGCAGCGTTTACAATAACTACGTTCAAGAACCCATCGCTCTTGACGTTTATCTGTTCACCACCGACTAGCTGCCGAAAACGACCACCACGCAAGCTAATTCTACGGTTTTGATTACCGCCCGAACCGCCTGACAGGTTGTCATCGACATCCTGCAAAGACTTAAACAAGTCGCTAGAGACTAGGGAATTACCACCTTCAAAGAGGGTCATGTCTGACATATTGTTCTCCATTAATATTCATTATACAGGGTACTATCTTGCCCCTTTTGTTGTGCGGCTGTCAACGCCGCTTCTACATCATCAAGCCGAAACCGATAAACTTCTCCGACTTTAATGTATGTATCTAATGGGATTGCCCCATTTCTGCACCATTTTCTGATAGTGGATACAGATACTTGAAAGTAATCCGCTACAGCATTTATGTTTGTGTAGGGGGTTTCTACGTCACTCATTTTTTCCTCACAGAAATAACGTACTCAGAGTCCACGTTTAAACCCGCTGGCATCAGGTCTGGGTTCTCCTCAAGAAATTGTCGTACGTTTGTTTGGTTGAGACGCTTCTCAAAGAACTCAGGCAAGTTATGCTCCATTATGAATGAGTGCATAGACTCCCAGTCATTCGTCCAGTAGCGTGATTTAATTGTGCGATAGAACAACCCTGCGGCTGTCTTAACGCTATCTACGTTATGCTCTTTGCAGTGATCTAACAAAGCGCGTCTTATTTTATCTTGCTTATCTGCAAGTTGGTCATCCTTTTCAGCGAACTCCGCTTTCAATTCTGACCGTTTTGTACGTATGTTTACATACGCTTTTACCAACTTCTCGACGGGAACCGTCATCGGTGTTCTCCATTTTATAGTTATATTACTGTTATATAGTGACTTATGTTACTTAGTCAAGTATTTCTTTGTACAGATTTATCATTTCTGTGTGTACGTTGATGCGCTCGTCTAACAGACGGTAAATACGTTTTTCTGCGCTAGATCCCGCAAGCTGTATAACTGTACACTTATGTTTCTGTCCCGATCTGTGGACACGTGCATTTGCTTGCGCGTAAGTTTCAAGAGAAGATGTCGGCCCCCACCATACCACAGTGTTCGCAGCGGTCAGCGTAACCCCATGAGCCGCAGCTTGCGGCTGAATTACTAAGACTTCTGGATGCGGCTCGCTTTGAAAACGGGCAAATATCTCGGTGCGTTTAGGCGCAGAAACATCTCCTCGTATGACAGCAGACGATATGCCGTCACTGGTTAGCTTTTCTACAAGCAGGTCGATAGTGTGCTTGAAAGGCACAAAGATAAGAACTTTTTGGCTGCTTTCATCTATGACTTCTTTGAGTGCTTGGTATCGGCTCTTGATATCAAACTGCACAGTGTCACCATCGTCGGTGTAAATCGCACCCGCACTTATTTGTAG